AAGCTATGAGAGCTGTAGGTAAAACAGGTACTCCAGATGGATTACCAGCTTGGGTTTTTGAAAATCAATCAGGAGATTTAGGAACTAACCTAAACGGTTCATTAGTATGGTGTGGTGTAGCTGGAAGCTTAAATGTAATACCAACAGGTATAACTTTAGGATCAGTATTAACTTTATCAATAAAGTCTGGAGGTTCTAATTATGTAAACGGAACCACAGCTACAACATGCAGTAATAATATGGCTCAAGGTTTAACAGTTGCTATAACTCAAACAGGAGGAGCTATAACAACAGCTACTGTCGCTGTTGCAGGTTCTGGTTATAACGTAGGAGATATAATTACTCCTACACAAAGTGGAGCTGGTCAAACAGGAGGTGAATTTGTTATAACTTCAGTAAAAAGCGGTGTTCCAGTGGCTGCGCAGTCAATAGAGTTTAAAGTACAAGCTGGACAATATTTACCAATAGCTATAGATTATATAACTAGTTTAGATACAATAACAGAAGCAGATATAGTTATATGTAAATAGTTAATATATAGGTGACTATATAAATATATAATAACAATTAAATTAAATTAAATTATGGCAAAAGCTAAAAAAATTACTAAAAAAGAGTTAGAGGTTGTAAATGAACAACAGATGAAAATGAATGGAATGCTAAGAAGTCTTGGTGTTTTAGATGTTCAAAAACAAAATATTCATCAAGAAATATTAACTCTCAACACTGATATTGAAGCAACTAAAAAAGAACTGGAAGAAAAGTATGGTCAAGTAAATATAGATTTATCAGATGGCTCATATACTTTAATAGAAAGTAAAGATGCAAAGTAATATTAGAAAAATTAGTATTGGATCTGATTATAAAAATGATGCTATGCATTATTCTATTGGTCAAGTAGTTTATGGTGGTCACGAAATATCACATATACTTTTTGAAGATACAGATAATTCTTATAATATACATATAAAGAAAAACAACGAGGTACTGCCGTGGAAGAAGTTTAACTCTAACATGGCTATCTCTGTTGAGTATGATTTAGAATATTAATGAAAAGTTTATATGATTTTATTGTAAAACCTGTAGGTGAAAAATACAGTAATACAGTAAATGTTGGTAGTAAAAAGCTAATAGTAAATACAAAAATTGAAAACTGGAAGTTTGTAAATAGATTAGCTGAAGTTATAGAAACACCAAAAGCTTTTAAAACAAGTATAAATAAAGGCGACTTATTAATAATACATCAAAATGTTTTTAGAACATTTTACGATATGAAAGGTCAAAAGAAAAAATCAAGATCTTATTTTAAAGATAATTTATATTTTTGCGCCATAGATCAAATTTATTTATATAAAAACAAAGACGGTTATCACTCGTTTGGTGATAGGTGTTTTATACAACCAATAAAAGACAAAAGCGATTTAACGCTAGATAAAGAACAAAAGCTTGCTGGTATATTGAAATATGGCAATAGCTCCTTAAACAAGCTTAATATTAACCCAGGGGACTTAGTTGGTTACACACCTAATGGTGAATGGGAGTTTTTAGTCGATAATAAACGACTATATTGTATGAAATCAAATGATATTGTAATTAAATATGAGCACGAAGGAAACGAAGAAGAATATAATCCAAGCTGGTCGAGTAGCAGTTGAAGAGCTTATAAAGGTTGCTAAAGAACCTATTGTAGATTCAGATGATGATATATCTGCAGACAGACTTAAAAATGCTGCAGCAACAAAAAAATTAGCAATATTCGATGCTTTTGAAATATTGAATAGAATACAAGAAGAGCAAGATATGTTAGAGGATAAACCGAAAGAAAACAAAAAGCAAACAACTTTTAAAGGTTTTGCAGAAGGGAGATCTAAATAATGTATCAACAAGATTTGTATAAAATAGTAAAAGACCATATTAAACCTAAAGTTCTTAAACGAATGAATAGGTATAAAAAATGGGAGTACGGTTATAACGAAGATCATGATATTGTAGTTATAAGTAAAACTGGTAAAATAGGTGAAGTATATGAAATACAAAATCTAAAAATAGCATTACCAGAAAAAAACAACGTACATAAATTTGATAATAACAAGTGGAATCAATTTGAGTATCCTAAATCATTAAGCAGAATTAAATCTACTTATGATTGGAAACAATACCCACAAGACTTTAAAGAAAAATGGTATGATTACATCGATAATGAGTTTACCCGTAGGGAAGAAGGTTTTTGGTTTTATAACAAAGATGTTCCTACTTACATTACTGGTACTCATTACATGTACTTGCAGTGGAGTAAGATTGATGTCGGGGCACCAGACTTTCGGGAGTCAAATAGATTATTCTACATTTTCTGGGAAGCTTGTAAGGCAGACGTACGGTCTTACGGATTGTGCTACCTTAAGAACAGACGTTCTGGGTTTTCCTTTATGGCGTCAGGAGAGGTGGTTAACTTGGCAACCATATCATCTGACTCTAGATATGGTATATTATCAAAGTCCGGTCCTGATGCTAAAAAGATGTTCACAGATAAGGTGGTACCCATATCGGTTAATTACCCCTTCTTTTTCAAACCGACCCAGGACGGTATGGACCGCCCAAAGACCGAACTTGCCTACCGTGTACCAGCCTCAAAATTCACCCGTAGAAAGCTCACAGCTGCCAACGACGAAACCGAGGACGAATTACAGGGATTGGACACCACAATCGACTGGAAGAACACGGGGGATAACTCCTACGACGGTGAGAAACTCAAACTCCTCGTACATGATGAATCGGGCAAGTGGGAAAAGCCGAACAACATCCTCAACAACTGGCGTGTTACGAAAACAACCTTAAGATTAGGTAGTAGAGTTATTGGTAAGTGTATGATGGGAAGTACATCAAACGCTTTAGACAAAGGTGGTAGAAACTTTAAAAAACTTTATGATGACTCAGATGTTACAAAAAGAAACGCCAACGGACAGACTCGTAGCGGATTATATTCTTTGTTCATACCTATGGAATGGAATTACGAAGGATACATTGATTCTTATGGCTTACCTGTCTTCGACACACCAAAAACACCTGCTGAAGGACCGCATGGTGAAAAAATAAAATTAGGTGTTATTGAGTATTGGCAAAACGAAGTAGAAGGTTTAAAAAATGATCAAGACGGTTTAAACGAATATTATAGACAATTTCCAAGAACTGAAAAACATGCTTTCAGAGATGAATCTAAAGAGTCTTTATTTAATTTAACTAAAATATATCAACAGATAGATTTTAATGAAGATTCTAAAAACGAATTAGCAATAACAACTGGTAGTTTTCAATGGGAAGATAGTAAAAAAGACACTAGAGTTATATTTATACCAAATCAAAACGGTAGATTTAAAATAACTTGGGTTCCATCTGTTGAACTTCAAAATATAAGATATATTAAAAACGGTATTAATTATCCTGGTAATGAGCATTTAGGTGCTTTTGGATGTGACCCTTATGATATATCAGGTACTGTAGATGGTAGAGGTTCTAAAGGATCTTTACACGGCTTGACCAAGTTTAGTATGGAAAATGTGCCACCAAATCATTTTTTCTTAGAATATATAGCTAGACCACAAACAGCTGAAATATTTTTTGAAGATGTACTTATGGCTTGCGTTTTTTATGGTATGCCAATATTAGTAGAAAATAACAAACCTAGACTTTTATATCATTTTAAACGTAGAGGTTATAGAGGTTTTGCAATGAATAGGCCAGATAGAAAAAGAAATAAACTATCTGTAACAGAAAGAGAAATAGGTGGTATACCAAATTCTAGCGAAGACATAAAACAAGCACACGCTGCAGCTATAGAAACATATATAGAACACTTTGTTGGATTAAGAGAAAATGGATATGGAGATATGTATTTTCAAAGAACACTAGAAGACTGGGCTACTTTTAATATTAATAATAGAACTAAACACGATGCTTCTATTAGTACTGGTTTAGCATTAATGGCCTGTAACAAACACAGATATATACCTCAAGCTAAAAGAGAATTAAAATCTGTAGATCTAGGTTTTAAAAAATATGATAACAAAGGAACTACATCAAAAATTATAAGTTAAATGAATATATATACTAACACTAACAGCGCTTTTCCTAGCCAAGTAGTAAGTACTGCTGAAAAAAGTAGTATAGAATACGGTCGTCAAGTTGCGCAAGCAATAGAACAGGAGTGGTTTTCTCAGGGAAGAACTAATGGTAATAGATATTTAACTAATTGGAATAACTTTCACCAACTGCGTCAATATGCTAGAGGCGAGCAGTCAATACAAAAATACAAAGATGAATTATCTATAAACGGTGATTTGTCTTATCTTAATTTAGACTGGAAACCAGTTCCTATATTATCTAAGTTTGTAGATATTGTGGTTAATGGTATTTCTTCTAAAAGCTATGACATTAAAGCTTATGCTCAAGATCCTGTATCTGTAAAGAAAAGAACTGAGTATGCTTCAAGACTACAAGAAGATATGGTTGCTAACGAATACTTATCTTCTTTAAAACAAACTTTAGGTGTTGATTTATATCAAGCGCCTAATAAAAGTGTAATACCAGAATCAGCTGAAGAACTTGAATTACACATGCAGTTATCTTACAAGCAAAGTGTTGAAATAGCTGAAGAAGAAGCTATATCTTCTATATTTGCACAAAACAAATATGATTTAATCAGACGTAGATTAAACATGGATTTAACAGTATGTGGTATTGCAGCTGCTAAGACAGGTTTTAATACGGCTGAAGGAGTTACAGTTGATTATGTAGACCCAGCTTATATGGTTTATTCGTACACAGAAGATCCTAATTTTGAAGATATATATTATGTAGGTGAGTTAAAAGCTATAACAATACCAGAGCTTAAAAAAGAATTTCCTGATATTTCAGAAGAAGAACTTAAAAGAATACAAGCAATGCCTGGTAACAAATCATATGTTACAGGTTGGGGTGATTATGACGAAAATACAGTTCAAGTATTATACTTTGATTATAAAACATACCATAATCAAGTATTTAAAATAAAGAAAACTGATCAAGGATTAATGAAAGCTATAGAAAAGCCAGATACATTTAATCCACCAGAAAATGATAATTTTGAAACTGTTTCAAGGTCTATTGAAGTATTATATAGTGGCGCTAAAGTATTAGGAACTAATACATTATTAAAATGGGAACTTGCTGAAAACATGTCAAGACCTTATGCTGACACTACTAAAGTTGAAATGAATTACGCTATATGCGCGCCTAGAATATATAAAGGTAGAATAGAAAGTTTAGTAAGTAAATGTGTTGGTTTTGCTGATATGATACAGTTAACGCATTTAAAGTTACAACAGGTTTTATCACGCATGGTACCAGATGGTGTATATTTAGATATGGACGGACTTGCTGAAGTTGATCTTGGTAATGGTACTAACTATAACCCTGCAGAAGCATTAAATATGTATTTCCAAACAGGTTCTATTGTAGGTAGATCTATGACTCAAGATGGAGACTTTAATCACGGTAAAGTTCCTATTCAAGAATTAAATTCATCAGCTGGAGGTGCTAAAATACAAAGTTTAATACAAACTTATCAGTATTATTTACAAATGATACGTGATGTGACCGGACTTAACGAAGCTAGAGATGGCACTACTCCAGATAAATCAACACTTGTAGGTTTACAAAAATTAGCAGCTAACGCATCAAACGTAGCTACAAGACATATTAAACAATCTGGTTTATATTTAACATTAAGATTAGCTGAAAACATTGCTTTAAAAGTTTCTGATGCTTTAGAATTTCCATTGACTAGAGAATCATTAGAAAATTCTATATCAACTTATAATGTTAAAACATTACAACAAGTAAGTAATTTAAATTTACATGACTTTGGTATTTATTTAGAATTAGAACCAGACGAAGAAGAGCAAGCTAAGTTAGAAGAGAATATACAAGTAGCTTTACAGTCTGGAGGTATTGATCTTGAAGATGCTATAGATTTAAGACAAATAAAAAATCTTAAACTAGCTAATCAAATGCTTAAAATAAAACGTAAGCAAAAAATGATTAAAGATCAAGAAAACCAACAAGCTAATATTCAAGCTCAAGCAGCTGCTCAAGCTGAAACAGCTGAAAAAACGGCTATGGCAGAAGTGCAAAAACAAGAAGCTATATCCGGAGCAAATGTTCAATATGAACAGGCTAAAAATCAAATGGAAATTGAGCGTATGCAAATTGCTGCTCAAATAGAGCAACAAAAACTACAAACTCAGTTTCAATATGATATGCAGCTTAAACAAATGGATGTTCAAGCAATGCAACAAAAAGAACAGTCTATAGAAGACCGTAAAGATAAAAGAACTAAAATACAAGCAACACAGCAAAGTGAAATGATAAGCCAAAGAAATAATGAAACAGGCCCTATCAACTTTGAAAACGAAAATACATTACAACCTTTTCCAACGGTTAATTAAACTGTATTATTAATTATTTAATTATATTATATTATGTCAGAAACAAAAACAAATGAACCTGTTAAACAGGAAGGTGAGTTTAGTTTAAAAGGTAAAAAAACAAAACCAAAACAACTAACTCAAAAAGAAGGTGAAACAATAAAAGTGTCTATGAAAGAGCCACTTATAGAAGTTGAAGATCCTGTAAAAAAAGTAGTAATCCCAAAACAAGAAGAAGATGCCATTCAAATCGGAGAAACAGAGAAGGTATCTGTGGAAGAACCATCCGGAGATAGCGCAAAGATGGGAGAACCTGTACAAGAGTCCAACGAGACTGCTGAAGGGTTTTCTCCGATCAAAGAAGTAACTGAAGAAGAAGTTAAACAAGTTGAAGCTGAAGTTAAAGAAGCTATAAGAGATGAAAAAGTATTAGGTAAACCATTACCTGAAAACATCGAAAAGCTTGTTAGCTTTATGGAAGAAACTGGTGGTACAATAGAGGATTACACTCGTTTAAATGCTGATTACTCATCAATAGATGATAAGGCATTATTAAAAGAATATTACAAAAAAAATAAACCTTATTTAGAAAATGAGGATATAGATCTTTTATTAGAAGATTTTTCTATTGATGAAGATCTAGATGAACCAAAAGAAATTCGCAAGAAAAAAATTGCGTATAAAGAAGAGGTTGCAAAAGCTAAAAGCTATTTAGAGGACTTGAAAACTAAATATTACGACGAAATCAAGTTGAGACCCGGAGTAAATCAAGAACAACAAAAAGCTATTGACTTTTTCAATCGATATAACAAGCAACAAGAATTAGCTGAACAACAACACGAAGTTTTTAAACAAAGTACTGAAAAATTATTTAATGACGGATTCGAAGGTTTCGATATTAAAGTTGGAGATAAAAAATATAAGTATAATATTCAAAATAAACAAAGTGTAGCTGAAAACCAATCTAACATAAATAACCTAATCGGGAAGTTCCTAGATAGTAAAGGTAATATTGTTGATACGAAAGGTTATCATAAAGCTATTTATGCTGCTGAAAATGTAGATAAAATTGCTGCTCATTTTTATGAACAAGGCAAGGCAGATGCAGTTAAAGAAGTGGTTGTAAAATCAAAAAATTTAACTGACTCAAAAGCTCGCTCTTCTCAGGGTGAGGTTTATTTAAATGGCCTTAAAGTAAGATCAATTAGTGGTGCTGATTCTACAAAACTTAAAATTAAAACAAGAAAATTTAACTAATTAAAAATTATTTATCATGAGTTTATCTCCACAATTTGGAGGGTTAATCCCTTCTCAAACTCAGGAAGTATTAAATAGCAACTACCTACAATTTAACGGTGGTGGTGGTGTAGGCGATACAAACACTTTTGCTCAGCAATATTTACCTGAAGTTTACGAACAAGAAGTAGAGCGTTATGGAAACAGAACGTTATCTGGATTCTTAAGAATGGTTGGCGCTGAAATGCCAATGACATCTGATCAAGTTATTTGGTCTGAACAAAATAGATTACACATCGCTTACACAGGCGTTGGTGTTGCTGCTGGACCTGCTGGAACGCAAACAGCTGTAACTTTACCAGCTGCACAAGCTAATGTTGTTTCTATAAATGACACTGTTGTTATTTTAGATCCTGTTACTGGTTCTGAAGCTAAAGCTATTGTTACTGACTCTGGTGCTTACGCAGCTTCTGGACTTGGTGCTCAAGTTCTTACTGTACAAACTTTTGACAACGTAGCTCTTATAGCTGGTAACGGATGGTCTGTAGCTACAGATAAAAAGTTATTTGTATATGGTTCTGATTATAGAAAAGGTGAAAGTACTGCTGGAGCATTTGCTGCAGGTGGTCTTAACCAAGCTAGAATATCTGTTGAACCTCAGTTAACTCAATACTCTAACTCACCAATTATCCTAAGAAACCAATACGTAGTATCTGGATCTGATATGGCTCAAATCGGTTGGGTTGAAGTTGCTACTGAAGATGGAACTTCTGGATATTTATGGTACTTAAAAGCTGAGTCTGAAACAAGACTACGTTTTGAAGATTACCTAGAAATGTCTATGGTAGAAGCTGAATTTAACCAAGTTGGTGGTGCTGCAGGAATTTCTGCTAGCCCAGGATCAGAAGGTTTATTCGCTGCTATTCAAGCAAGAGGTAATGTACAATCTGGATTTACAGCTGCTGCTGGTTTAGATGAGTTTGATGCTATTCTTAAAAACTTAGATACTCAAGGTGCTATTGAAGAAAACATGCTTTTCTTACAGAGACAAACTGCTCTTGATTTTGACGATATGCTAGCAAGCATTTCTGGTGGATACGCTGGAGGAACTGCTTTTGGTTTATTTGAAAACTCAGAAGAAATGGCTCTTAACCTTGGATTCTCAGGATTTAGAAGAGGTTCTTATGACTTTTACAAAACTGATTGGAAATACTTAAACGACGCTTCAACTCGTGGAGCTATCAATGGTATTAATTCAATTGAAGGTGTATTAGTACCTGCTGGAACTTCTACTGTATATGACCAAGTATTAGGAACTAACATCCGTAGACCTTTCTTACACGTACGTTATAGAGCTTCACAAGCTGACGACAGAAGAATGAAGTCTTGGTTAACTGGTTCTGCTGGTGGTGCGTTTACTTCAACTCTAGATGCTATGGAAGTTAACTTCCTATCTGAAAGATGTTTAGTAACTCAAGCTGCTAACAACTTTGTACTATTCAAAGGAATCTAACTATCACACAAGTAATGTTTACCCCTGATGTAATTTCAGGGGTAATTATTACTTTTATTAACTATTTAATTATATTATATTATGGCTAAAAAAGCTACAGCAGAAAAAACTGTTGAGGTTGCACCTCAGGAAGTGGTTACAAAAACACCACAAAAACCAACAAAACCTAGTTGGGAAATCAAAGATAGAATTTATTATTTAAAAGGAAATAAAACACCTTTAACTCATACCATACCCGGTAAGCATACAAAAAAACACTCTTTGCTATATTTTGACAAAGAATCAGGTAAACAAAGAGAACTTAGATATGCTACTAATCAAGATTCACCATTAGTTGATGAACAAAAAGGTGAATGTACAATGGGTCATATAGTTTTTAAAGATGGAAAAATGATTGTAGATAAAACTAAGCAAAATTTACAAAAATTACTGTCTTTATATCACCCTTTAAAAGGAAAAGTATATGAAGAATTTAGTGCTTTAGAGCAAGCTGAAGATGAATTAGATATTTTAGATCTTCAAATTGATGCTTTAAATGCAGCTAGAAATATGGATATAGATTTTGCAGAAGCTATATTAAGAGTAGAAAAAGGATCTGCAGTAAATAATATGAGCTCTAAAGAACTTAAAAGAGATTTAATGTTGTTTGCTAAAAATAATCCAGCTCTTTTTATAAATCTAGCTAATGATGATAATGTTCAGCTTAGAAACTTTGCTATTAGAGCAACAGAAGCTAATATTATAAAATTATCAGGTGATCAAAGATCTTTTACATGGGGATCAAATGGTAGAAAATTAATGAACGTACCTTTTGATGAAAATCCATATTCAGCTTTTGCCGCTTGGCTTAAAACTGATGAAGGTGTAGAGGTTTATAGATCTATAGATAAAAAACTATAAAAACATGTAATACTAATACAAGGCGGTTTCGGCCGCCTTTTTAGTATAAAAATATTTAAAATGGCAGTAAACGTAGATCAAGTATACAAAACAGTCTTATTAATAACAAATAAAGAACAAAGAGGTTATTTAACTCCAAGTGAGTTTAATAGACTAGCAACACAAGTTCAGTTAGAAATAATAGACACTTATTTTGAAACTATTAATCAACAAACACGTGTATTGCAAAATGAAACAGAATATGCTAATAGGCTTAAAAACGCTCAAGAGCAATTAGATATATTTAAAAGAATAGGCGATTGCGCTTATACAGCTCCTACCGCAACCACTCCTGGTTATTTTAGTGTTCCAGCTTCTTCAGGAACACCTAGCGGCGTACAAAACTTTACAACAGTTAGTACTCAATCAGTATATACCTTAACAA